CCTTCGAACTCAGCCATTAATTCGTCTAATTTGTCTTCTAAGTCAACTACACGGTCTTCTAAGTCTTCATCTTCTTCAGACTCTTCTTCACCTTCGTCTTCTTCTTCTGTAACGCCTTCTTCGTCAGCTTCAATGTCAGCAATTAAATCGTCTGCTTCGTCGCCACCAACTTCTTCTTCTGTTTCAATTGATTCTTCAACTTCTCCGTCAGCTGATTCTTCAACTTGTTCGTCTTCAGATTCAACAACTTCTTCAGTTGCTTCTTCTTCTGCCATTAACTCTTCATAGATGTCACGTGATTTTTCAACCACTACATCATGGAAAAGCTCTTTAGCTTTGTCTTCTTCGTCGTTAATGATATACTCAATTAACTGTTCAAATTTATTTTCCATGTTTTTTGTCTCCATATATGGCTTTGTGAGTGTATTTACACTATTTTTCTTAATATTGGAGTTTTTTAAGCGAAAAAGGCGCCTTTTTGAGCCTTTTTTAGGAATTTCTTATAGTTGAGGTGCTTCTGCTGGTGTTCCGTACTGCTGTTGAACACGTTTTGCTTTTTGTGTTTGTTCGTATGATCGAACGTCATTCATAATACGTAACTTGTTTAACTGCTTGAGAGTCAGTTTAGTTTTACGTAGATCGCCAATACGGGCCTTGCTGTGATCTTGGTCAGCGTCTTGATAGCCTTCTGGTTGTTTGTCGTAGAGTTCGTTAAGTATCATAGTAGTATTTATACTTCTTCGCCGCCTTCTTCAGTACCTAGATCTAAGTCTGGTGCTTCTAGGTCTGCATCAATCTCTTCACCTGTGGTTAGGTCTGCGTCGATATCGCCCGGGCTAATACCAACGGATCTTAGATCACTGCCTGATGCTCCTTGTGAATCCATGTTGTCTGACTCTTCTGACCATAAGTCTTCGTTTTGTCTTAGTTCTTCTTCAGTCAGACCTAGGAAACGTTGTAGAGCAAAACGCTTACTGATATACGGAACACCTTCTAAGGCTGTAAACACATTAACACGCTGTGCGTCTAACTCTGCTTGTCTGTATGACGCAAAGTTTTGTGGTGGATTAAATTTTAAGTTAAACAGTGATGAGTCAATGTTAAAACCTCTAAAGCGTAGGAACATTTTAAATTCATCATCTAGTTTATTGATAATTTGATTCTGTAGTCGCATACAGTATTGATTAAATCTATATTCTTGAATCAGTGCTGTACCAACTCTACCATCACTCAATGCCTGTGCTGATTCATCTGGGCCAGTAGGTAAGTATGAACTTGGTACTCTTAAACCTCTAGACAATTTATTGTTAAAGTATTTTAAGTCATCAATCTCGCCTAGGTTTTGTCCACCAGGTAATGTATCAACACTTGATCCTCTTCCGTCTGCTGTCACTGGGAAGAAGTAGTCCTCGTTGATTGATAGTGGATTATATGTAGCGTCTACTTGGCTAGCACCACCACTCTGTGTTGGAATACGACGTTGATGTATTTCATTTTTAATACGTTCTACAAAGGCCATTGCCATGTGACTTGGCATATTACCTACGTCAATTTTGAAGATTCTACGCTCCGGAGCACGTTGTACTCTATAGATCAATATAGCATCTTCTAACAGTTCTTTTTGCTTGTAGACCTTGTAAATGTTCTCTAATACTGATGTGCCAAACGGCCATTTGAAGTCTAATCCTTCTGATAATGATAAGTGTACTACGTGTCCTGCTTCAACAGCACTTTCATTCATTGCTTGACCAAATCTACCTTGTCCTGCACCACCCATAGCATTAGGTGCTGTAAAGTTATTAGGTGGAGTATATCCACCCTGTGTTGGCGGATTAGTGTTAGCATCTTGTGCTGTTTTGGCCGCTACTGTCAAATTCTCAAAGTTAGGATTAATATCTCTAACCACATACTGTTCTGGTTTCTTGCCTTCTGCTTCGTTGACAATAACTCTAGAAACTTTTGACATGTCAACCCAGTATAGCTCAAATGTTTCTGGATCACGAATGAATACTTGATCACCATACTTGATAGTATTTCTAAATAGTTTGAAAATTCTTTGATCAAATTGATTTAGTTTGGTCCACTGCTGTAGTTGTTTTTTAATAATATCAACTTCATGGTCTGTTGGTTTTTCTGTAAAGGCTATTTCAAATGCTGTACCGTTTTGATCATTTACCTGTGTTGAAAATTCTGCGATAATATCTAAACATGCGTTGATCTCAGAATCCATGTCCATAGCTTCGTATTGGTTATAACGTTCAACACGATTAGGGTGTCCTGAGTAGACTTCTGGTAAACTTGATTGATAATTACGGAAAGCAAAGTCGTCTGAGGCTCCGCCTTGTGGTCTATTCATACCACTGATAGGACTCATTGATCCATCTGTACGATTTGCTACTTTAAAATATTTTTTCCAACTTGCCATAGGTTAACCTTTTGTATATGGATAGTATTTATCGCTATTCTAAACTTTAGCAAATAAAAGTCAAAAGGTCAATGCGGATTTAACCAAAAAGGTTATTGTAGTGCTGATGCTGTGCGTTCTTGTGTTGATAATGAACGTTTCATTATAGTAATAAGTTCATCAAGTTTGTTATTTTGCGATAACATAAGCTCGTCATTTTTTGTATCTGTTGTTGTCTTATTTGATGAATCAGATAGTAAACTTGCTTCTAATTCATTTTGGATTTGTTTTTCTCTAGCCTGTGCTGTTTCTGTTTCAAATGTTTTTAAATAGTTTTCTAGATTAGAACCACTTTCTAGTCTAGGTAAAGCAGGTCCAGTGGTATTACCCATTGCTGTTGAAGTCAACGGTCCATTATATGATTGTATGCCGTGTATAAAATCGTTCAATTCTTGTCTCTTAGTGTCATCCAGCGAAACAATAGTTTTATTGCCAGTATCACCAAGCTGTGAACCTAAGCGAAGCACTTGTTTCTTTCTTTCCCGTTCATCTGCGTATGTCAATGCTTGTTTAGGATTCATTGATAAATGATTAGGTATTATGTCTCCTGCAACTTTAGGTACAAATACTTCTGGACCTTTTTCACCAACAATGTAAGGTGTTTTAGCAGTAACTGATCCACCATCCGCCATCATATGATGTAACGGTACATCATTTTTAACAGCATCGTCATACATTTTTGATGACGCTTCGTTAAAATTTTTAGGTGCTTGTATTACACCATTTACAAACTTTGAATATGCGGCTAATGCGTCTGTTGCTGGGCTTATTCCTTTAGCGATTAAATCTTGGAAAGCATTTCTTGCTTCGTATTGTAAACCAATTGTTGCTTGTGTAAACTTAGCAATACTACTTTCCTGATTAACTATTTGTTGATCAATTACTTTTCTTAAATTTTCTTCAGACAATGACCTAGCACGTATTCCTGCATCTAATGCCTGTGCTGTATTACCAAATATGCCACTAATATCTGCTCCTGCTTTGGCCGCTGTTAAAAATCTTTGTTGAGTCTCAGCGGCTGATATTGAAACTTGTTTAACACTTTCGAGCGAAGACAAACTCGAGTCGTTGAGTATTCGCTGTATCTCAGGAACCGAACGATAGATCTGCATTGACGATTCACTAGTTCCAATAAAGCCTGTTGATGCGTCAGCTACACCTTGTGCTAGATCTTCAGCACCAATAGATGTGTAGTAAGTGTACATGTCCATAGCTTTCTGCATTTTAGCCATACGTGCAGTATCACCACTCAATCGTGCTTCTTCATATGCGGCACGGAAACGTTGTTGTCCCATTACCTTATCTTGTGCGGCCTGTTGTTGTTCAACACTAGCACCTGTCAATCTACTTAATAGGTTTAAGTTTTCTAAATAACCATAAGTGCTTCTAGTCAACTCTTCGTTGCTCATTGACTGTGTGAATCCAAGTCTAGTTTGTAGTTTTGTATATCTTGCTGAGGCTTCTTGTATTTCCCCAATACTTAAACCCATATTCTGTAATCGTTCGCCCAGTCTACCATAAACCAATGGTTCTACCATAGAACTAAACTGTTTAGTACCGTCTACTACTGACCCACCAAACATTGATAACGCACTAGCATTCTGTCTAATCAATGCCGAATATTGTTCAAGTTGTTCTAGACCAAATCCAGCTTGTTGTGCTGTTTTAGCAAGATCCTCAAGACTTGTCCCAAAGCCTCCGCCTACGGTACCAATCTGTTGGAATGTATCGTATAATTTTTGTGCCTTATCAACTGACTCTTTACCAAATAGTTTTGCTAGTTGAACAGCTACAACGCCAATTAACCTACCAAGTTTGCCAAATGGCCCTGCAAGGGCAATTAACACTGTTAAAACATCGGCCGCTTGTTCAATGGCAATAGCAAACTGTTTACCTGCTTTTTCACCTCGATAGGCCGCAGAAATATTTCTGCCAATTGTTTTTTCATAAAGTGCCAGAGCTTTATTAACTTCATGGGTTGCTTTAGTGTTATTATCTTTAGAAGAAGTATTTTTTTCTGTAGAATCTCTTTCAACACGACGCACTCCAGAGAGATCTCTAAGAGCGTTAGCGGCTTCTCGGGCCTGTCGCCCTAATTCTTCTAAATCTTGATCTATGTCTGCCATTTAATTTTAACCTGATTTTATACGTATATAAATATGTGTGTTATATAACATATTTATCGGAAAAAAACCATGGCTGAAAATCAAGCAAATCCGTTGTCTAAGTTTTTTAGACAACCTGCAATTTATGTAAAATTACCTAGTGAAGGTAAAGGATATCCCCAAGGTGTTATTGATATGCCACCCAATGGCGAATTACCTATATATCCGATGACTGCTTTAGATGAGATTATGTCTAGAACTCCGGACGCACTGTATAATGGTTCTGCGACAACTGAAATCTTTAGAAGTTGTGTACCTAATATTAAAGACCCATGGGCTATATTACAAACTGATGTTGATCTATTACTGGTTGCTATTAGAATTGCTAGTTACGGCCACGAAATGGAAATGGGTAGTACTTGCCCTGAATGTAAAGAACGATCAGATTTTACTCTTGATTTAAGAAATGTTTTAGATAAAATTAAAACAGTTGACTACACCGATCCACTAACAACATCGGGCATGACTATATATTTCAGTCCAATGTCATATAAACAACTAAATGAAAATGCTACACGTCAGTTTGAAGAACAAAAAGCATTGTCAATGGCCGATAATCCAGATGTATCTGAAGAGGACAAAGCATCTTTATTACAGAGAAGTTTAGCTAATATTACAAATTTGACTATTGATAGTTTAGTTAATAGCATCAATACTATTCAACTAGACGATACTCCTGTAACAGATAAACAGCAGATACGTGAGCTTTTAGTAAACTGCGATAGAAAATTGTTTAGTCAAATTAGAGATCATGTTGTTGCTCTTAGAGGTCAAGGGGAACTTGAACCACTACAGTTAACATGTCCAGAATGTAAACACGAGTTTATTCAGGCATTCACTCTGGATCAAGCAAATTTTTTCGGATAAGGCTTCTCTCCTTGGATTCTGATGAGATTGCCAAACTCGTCGATGACATGGAAAAGGATGTAGGAGCCATAAGAGAAGAAAGTCTAAGGCTAACATGGTATATGAGGGGAGGACTCACATACACCGAAGCCATGCAACTATCACCAGAGGAAAGAAGCACTGTTTCTAAAATTGTTAAAGACAATATGGAAACAACCAAAAAAACCAAAATGCCGTTCTTCTAGACTAGATCTTGACAAAATAATCAAAATATGCTATATTACTATGTAGGCTTGAGTAATAACCCAATATTATGAATGGCTGTAGTTATGCCAATTGGGGTATTTTTTATAACTATGTAGATTATACGAGACTCAAAGTCTAAATAAATTAATACTACGCTAAAATTGTAGTATAAGTCTGCCATACAAAATGTGGTAGTTTAAGATTAAGTGGTAACACTTGATCACTTTTTAGGAGGTAATACTTATGAAAGTATTAGAAAACGTAAAGAAGTGGGCTAAAGAGATTGCTCATTTAGCAGTAACTTTAATGGCAATGTTTATCGCTTTAGAAATTTTATTCGGCGGTTCAGCAATTCCATTTCTTCCAGCAACAGACGTTATTGGTTCTGTAGCTGGCTTAGTTAAATCACTAGGCGAACAAGGCTTAGCAGGTTTAATCGCAGTATGGGTTTTATATACAATCTGGGAAAAGAAGTAACATTCTGAATCTAGAGTAAAACTAACTAAAAAGGATCATGAGGAAAGATGGTCCTTTTTTTATGGCTATAAATATTGTTATGTTAGTAAGCCACACGCACAAATTTATCTATCTCAAAACACGTAAAACAGCAGGTACATCTGTAGAAGCATACTTTGATCAATTTTGTTTACCACCTAACGAATCATCAGGCCAACACGATTTAGTTGGTAGACAAAGCAAATATGGTATTTGTAGCGGACGCAACGAACTAGCACATATAGATCCTATCATAGACCCAGATGTACAAGCCTACAGTGTGTACAATCATATGAGTGCTCAAGAACTTAAACATGAATTAGGCGATAATATATGGAACGGTTATTTTAAGTTTTGTGTTGTACGCAATCCGTTTGACAGAGCTGTGTCAATGTTCTGGTACAAAGACAGTTTACTTAGATGGAAATTAACCAACAGTCCAGAATTGTCCAAAGAAGAAATTGTAAAACAGTTTGACTTTTGGGTAGACAGAAATGAACGATGGGTAACTCCAGACTACAGTGTTTGGTCTATAGACGGACAATGTATAGTTGATGATGTTATTCGTTATGAAACTATTAATGAGGACTCAGCTAGATTAAGTTTAAAATTTGGCAAAGAATTTACTGAATTACCAAGATATAAAACTGAATCACGTAAACAGAAACATCCTTACCAAAGCTATTACACAAATCCAGAAACCTTGGAAAAGTTAACAGAATTGTTTACACCCTACTGTGAGCAATTTGGTTATACCTTTTAAGATGTCTACGACATCTACTTCTTCGCTTACGCTCGAAGTTCTTTTCTTTCTAGTTTAATTAAGATTAGTTAACAGTGATTGTATAAACCCTACTGCGTATCATCCAGATATAAGTCATAATTCACCTATCCGCAGGCAAATTATGACAACGCATCATCCGAGTACTGCGTCATACTAACTAAAAGAGATTTCTTACGAACGGAAGCGGTCACCCGGTACTCCCTACTCTAGATTCATGTGGCGGATGCTTGATAATCCCTAGTTAGCGAAATTATCTAAGCACGTAGGTTGCTTTTTCTCAGAGCCTACATCATTTAGCTTTTATACTTAATTGCCTGGTTGTCGTCCCGGGTACAAGTCTAGTCTTGTACGTTCCACGTGTTTAACACGATCACCTCATAGGACACAGAACACATCTGCATCAGTGACTAATTTAAATCTTCTTTTAATATGCCTTTGACTGAGCCTATGCCTAGTCTTATATTGATAATGCCGTTATAGTTGTCTTCACGGAGTAATACATGCTCTTTCATTTGATAGTAGCACTCCATGTAGTTTGTTATGCCTCTTGTTTTACATAAATGGATTATTTCGCGAGTGAATTTATCTTTGCCTATTGTTTCGATATCCTGTTTCAGCCGGTCACTAGATCCCCAGTAGGTCTTCCAGTCCGTTTCAACAGTTTCTCGTCTTTTGTTTTTCTTGCCTTTGAGTGGTGGACGTTTCTTTACTGTCCAGAAGAATTTCCTTCCAATATAGTCATGTCCATTTGTAGTATTTGTGATACGATAAATGAAACCGTAATTGTCGCCAATGTCTTCTGATTCAAAGACAGCGTTGTTGTATAACCAGGGGTTATCGTATGACAATTAATGATTCCTTTCATCGAAGTTTGTAGCATATAACATTTAGCCTAGTTGCTAGGCCGGGTGAAAATTTTAGACCGATTCTACGTCTGTACCGTACGTAGTAAAGCCGTTTTCCTTGGTTACTGTCATAATATTATTAACACGTCCAGACAGTTCGTCTTTGTGCGACACTAACCAAATACTCTTGTTTTGTTCACGTGACATCTTTTTAAGTATTGCAAGGGCACTTTCTACACCACTAGCATCCATGCCCGAGTCAATAAGTTCGTCAATGAATAACAAGTTAATAGGGTCGTAGAGGCTTTCATAGACGTCTCTGAAACTCCATGACAGTGAAAGTATCAGTCTATTACGTTCACCTCTACTTAAATTGTCAAAATCTAACTCACGGCCAAGTTCTGTAATTTCCACTGACAGATCGTTTAGGAAGGTGACTGTGTGTGGAAGTCCGATCCTGTCAAGGTAATAACTTAACCGTGCGTTAAGATAACTTAGATTTTGATCAATTATTCGTTTTCTAATAAATGAATCTTTATTAGTTAATAGTTTTTGTAAAAATTCTTGATGTTCTCTTAGTTTAGTAAGAGTATTAATTTCTTCGTAACTAGGTTCTTGTGTTGAAGTTTCTTCCATTTCTTTAATTTGTTCAACATATGGATCAGCTTCGTCTTGTTTTGATTTTAACTGTGCTTCTAGTGTAGTAATTGAATTCTTATGTTCAAAAGCATCTGATTCATTGGGATAGAATACTTCTGGAGCAAAGCCAACGTCACCTAAGTCATTTAATGCGTCTGTAAGTTGCTGTAAGCTCTCTGTGTAGGTGTTTACATCGTCTTGGACTCTAACTAGTGTTGCTTGTTTTTCTTCTAACTGTGCTACGTGTTTGTCGTCGTGTATTTCTTGCCCACAACTATGACACTTGTGTTCTTTTAATAATTGTATGTCTTGTTCTAGTTTAACTACATTACCTTGTTCACGTTTAAGATCACGTTCTGTTCTTGCAATAGCATCTGTAATGTCATCATGATCTTTTTTACTTTGATTAAACTTAGCCAACTCTTTATGACTAGCAAGTTCTAAATCAATATCAATCTTTTCTAAGTTTTCAATAGCACTGGTTAAACTATCTATGTCTTCTTGTTTTTTGTTAGCCCACATAGTTTGTCTACGCTTCATTGACTCTACTTGTTCTTTCATCTTTTCGGTAGCATCACGTTGAGCATCAATTCTTATTTCTTCTTCTTTGATCCGATCTCGAGTTTCTTTTAAACGTTCTTTAAGTGCGTCTGCTTTTTCACTCAGCATTGTAATACCAAGTAACTGTTCAATGATATCCTTTTGATCGTTAGCACGTAAGTTTAAGAAAGGTTCAGTATAAGTGTTTAAGGCTACTAAGTGTTTGAACATTTCATGACTCATACCCAACATACTTTCGATAGCCTTTTGTGTTTCTCGACTATCGCCTTGTGCCATGTCTGTGATTTCTTGCTCGTCATCACCAACAAAGAAACGCATGACGTTTTTCTTACGCCCACGTTCTATTTTATATGTTTGTCCTTCATGTTCAAAGTCTAAACTAACTAACATGCCTTTTGAGTTAGTTTTATTGATCAAGTTATCACGTTTAATGTTAGTCAGTGCTTGACCAAACAATGCGTATGAAAGGGCATTGATGATAGTGGTCTTACCAGTACCGTTCCTAGCGCCACTATCATCGCCTCCGAGGTCAATATTAACACCAAGAACTAGTGTTAGGTCTCTGCGATCAAAGTTAACTGCTTGTGTGGCATTACCCACACTCATAAAGTTTTTAACTGTTAGTGTTTTTAGTTTGAACATATTCGTACATTAAATTAGCCACGTGGTTGTGACCTTCTTCTAAGAAGTGTCCTCCTGGGCCTATAGGAAAATCTTGACATAATTGTCGAAGATTCCATATATCGTTATTTGGACTATAAAATTTGCTCCAATCTATTAAGTTATAATAATACTGTATTTCTTCTGCTTCTGCAAGTTTTTCGGCATCAGACTTATGTTTTAACATCTGAAAGTCATTGAGATATTTTAGTATTTGACTTGCTTTCCAAATTTGTAGCTGACCAGGAAACGTATGAATCATTAGATAGTTTTTATCTTTTAATAAATTCTGACAGTGTATTATCTGCTGTAAAAAACGTTTAAAGTTATAGTGGCTGTTACACCATTCGGCATATAAAGTTCTGCCCCAGTCCCAAAAGAAGGATTCTTTGCCAAACACAGGATGAAACAGTGTAGGAACAAACGCTAC